ACTGATTTGCAATCGACAGATACCTTTACGGTTTATGGAATAACCGGGACTCCTGGCTCCCTGCCTCCAAACCGCATCATTGCGAATGGTCCGGGAATAGTAAACAGTGATTCTGGGCCGGTGAATGCCCTGACTATCGTAAAATTGATATTCGACAGCAAGTATGCTCGGAGGGGAGCGACCTATGCGACCGACTACACCATCAATCATCAGCCGCTTATCTCAATAACCGGACCTGTGCCATGACCCCATACCGAATGAAATGTGGCGAGTTGGCAGATTACACTCCGAAAGGAGATCGGCCGCCGCTTGATGACATGTACACCTGCCGTGGTTGCGGCGTTGTGATGCCTCGAAAGAAAATCAGGCCGAATATCGTCCGTTGTTGGAAAGAGCATATGCAGTGGTTGGATCGTGAGCAGAAAGAGCATCATGCCCGGCTGCTTGCGGAGGGCAGCAAATGACGAAGACGGTCGTTGCCGATGTGATCGCTGCTGGCGCCGCCACTTATCTGCTGCCGGCCAGCTACGGCACTGCTGGGCAGGCGTTGACTGATGTTAGTGGGAGCGGAACGCCAAGGGCGCTTAGCTGGGCGTCTGCTGGTGGTGGTGGGTCTGGAACTGTTACAACGGTATCGGTAGCAACTGCACTTGGAGTTTCCGGCTCTGTTACCAATCCGACGACTACGCCCGCGATTACTATTACTCTTGGTGCCATACAGCCAACGTCTGTAAATTCGACTGGTAATATTACGCAGACTTCCGGCGGCCCTACAGTTAGTGGTTTTAAGGCGGGAGGCACCTATGGAACGGGGGGTGGTTCTGTTAGTACTTCTGGAACGGTGCTGGAGCTGCAAAGCTACTTTTCTAGTACTGGCGTTATGGCTTTATTCTGTGATAACAGTGGCGCTTTTCATTTTTTTTGGGGCAGCACGCCAGCTACTTCCCAACAGGTACTAGCTGTTGGTAGCTATTTTAATATTCTTGCTCCAGCGTTTTCTTCGACCCTTGGCGTTGCCGGTTCCGGTCAATCCAATCCAGCGTTTTCATTTGACTTGACTTTGGGGCAGGAGCTTGGGTTTTACGTTAGTGCTGGTCCCATCGTAAAAGTGACGATGGCCAGAACAGATATTGTAGGATGGTCATCCACAGGGGAGACAGTATACACAGGCAATCTAATTTTGTCGAATGTGGCGGCAGCAGCCGCTGCAGGTGGTGTAGTATTTAATGTCAAGACAATTGCTACGCTACCAGGAGCGCCGACGGCTGGAACAGTCATGGTCATTAGTAACGGTCAAGCAACTCCAGCTAAGGGTGGGACTGTTAGCACCACCGGCAGCACTACTACGACGGTGATCTATACCGGCTCAGGATGGGTGTACGCATGACACGAGAAGAATACATCATCAAGGCTCTGACCGAGCAGCGGGACGAACTGGCGAACAAGATGGTTCTGCTGGTGGCGGAGGCAAATGTGAAGTTGGAAGAACTTCAACGGAAGCTGGATGAAATGGAGGAATCCAAATGCGGAGAATCGCCATCAGCTCAGGTCATGGACTTAAAATCCGTGGCGCGTCAGGATACCTCGATGAGGTCAATGAAGCCCGGAGAGTAGTCGATCGCGTTTACGAGCTGCTGCACGACGCATCCGTGCCGTGCGTCAAGTTTCATGATAATGTCTCGACTACGCAATCGGCCAATCTCGACCGTATTGTAAATTGGCACAACGCGCAGACGCGCGATCTCGACGTTTCCGTACATTTCAATGCGTACAAGCCTACCTCCAGTCCGATGGGAACCGAATGTCTGTACGTTACGCAGCAGTCGTTGTCGGCAGAGGTTTCTGCATCGATCGCGTCGGTGGTCGATCTTCCTGATCGTGGGGCTAAGAAGCGCACCGATCTCGCATTCCTCAACGGCACGGCGATGCCGGCAATTTTGGTCGAGACGGTATTTGTGGATAGCAGCGTTGATGCGTCGCATTACCAGCAGCATTTTGAAGATGTCTGCTACGCGCTTGCCGATGTCATTGGTGACGTGACGTTGGATGGGCCTTCAGAGCCGCCGCCGGAGCGGCCCGAAGACCTTCCTCCGTTACCTCTGTTTCGCGCGAGCGGCCCCTGCAGTTGGTTCGGCGGACCTGAGGATACCGGGGTGGGCGCGAGCGAAGGCTTGGCCTTTATTTACGAAATTGGTGATGCGCCGCATTTGTTCCTGCCCTATCAGCCCAATGGGACGACGGGGCTCGCGCGTCGGCTCAATCCACACACGCATTTCATTGCGTGCCGGTGGAATTACGACGTGACGCCTAAGCCTAGCTTGCTGGAGCATGTGGCCTTGGTGCGGAACCCGGCTACTGGCGTCGCGTTGACGGCTTTCCCAGCGGACTGGGGGCCGAACGCAGATACCGGCCGCGTGGCTGATCTTAGCAAGTGCCTTATGGACGACTTAAAATTGACGACTGACGCTACGGTGGAAGTGATTTATCCCTACGAGGTCTAGGCATGAATGCACAGGAATTGCTGATTTTAATGGTGGTGTTCGCCGTCATTGTCTTTTTGTTCATGATCGCCTTGGTGACTTTGGTGCACCCGGATGCAGGGAGTCTACCCCATGAATGCCGAGATCATCAGCAAGACGGTCGAGGCCGCGCAGAGTGCGATCGACGCTCTGCGTACGAGCCCAGTCGTGTTGGCGCTGGTGATTCTGCAATTCATTACGATCGGCTCGTTGCTATACGTCAGCATCGAGCGGCAGAAAGGGGTCAACCAATTGACCAGCGAGCTGCACGAGCTGCTGTCTAAGTGCATCACTAGGCCCTAGGAATTGACTTTTTATAGTCACGGCGTACAACATCTAGTCTCGCTTGGCCGGCGTAACCGGCTAGCGCGTGGCTCTCGTAAAGGGCTAATGAGGTAAAACCCTATGATTTTTAACGGTTTTTTGCCGTCGATGGTGCTTGCGCCGGAAGATGGCAGTGGGACAGGCGATCCGGTCGAGCCTCAGATCGACTTGGAAGACGATGAGACTTCAGACGATCCGACCCAAGAGGACGACACTGAAGGTGCTGAATCTGAAGACGAGCAGGGTGCTGACGAAAGCGAGGGTGCGGCAGCCATTGCCCCTCAGCCTCCGCCATCTCGCGGCGACCGAGGCATCGGGGAACTCCGCAAGCGTGCCCGTGAGACTGCTGAAGCGAATGCGCGCCTTACTCGCGAGTTGGACGATCTCCGAAGACAGGTTCAGCGGCCGGCTTACCAAGCTCCTGTCGAGACCCCCCAGCAGCGCGTCGATCGCCTCTCGCTCATGTCCCCCGAAGACCGGGTTCTTACCATCGCTCGGGAAGAGCATCAGGCGTTTGCTCAACAGCAAGCCTTTGTCAATTCTCAGCTTTTGGATAATTCAGACCGCACGGCTTTTGAGGCTAAGGCAGCCTCTAACCCCCTCGCTAAGCGACTCGCTGGTGAGGTCGAGCGTCGTCTGGCCGATATGCGATCCCGCGGTGAGCGGCTTCCCACCCGTGAAGTCATCTTCACCTATCTTGTCGGTGAGCGCGCGCTCGCCCAATACGGCAAAACCAACACCAAGGCCGCAGCCAACCGACAGCGACAGGCTGCGCGCCCTGCGAATTCGCAAGGTGATATCCGGCCTTCGCGAACGCGGCAGCCAACCACTGCTGAAGATTTCGAGTCCCGTTTCGGAGATGTTCCGATATAAGGCGACCCAGGCAGTCGCCGTAACTGTGGAGCACGGTCATGGCGACAACGTTCAATAGTGCATCGCAATTTGCTGGTGACATTACTCCATTCATAGCGGCCAAGACGCTTCCCCTCGCGCGCCGGCAACTTGTCGTCTATCAGTTCGGCGATCCGGCTACTCTCCCCAAAGGAATGGGCACGACCTACACGGCGTCGCGCTATATTCGCGTGCCGCTGCCCTTCGCACCGTTGTCGGAAGGCGTCCCACCGGTCGGGCAGTCGATGACGCTGCAGCAGGTCTCGGCGCAGGCCCAGCAGTGGGGCGACAAGATCACGATTTCCGATGTAGCGGAGATGACCATCAAGCACCCGTTGTTCAAAAAGGCGATCGAATTGATGGCATTACAGCTTGCGGAAACGCTGGAGCGCAACACCTTCAACAATCTGATGGGCGGGTCGCAGATCAACTATGTGAACAGTCGCGGTTCACGCACTTCGTTAGTGGCGGGCGACGTGATCAACCCCCACGAAATCAACCGTGCGACGGCGATGTTGGAGAATATTGGCGCTCCGCGATTCGACGGTGACGAGATCACCGACATGAAGCTGGAAGCCAATGCCGGCGGGGCCAAGGCTTCGAACAACCCAAGGAAGATGCCGCATTACGTGGCGGTCATGCATCCCTTCGTGCTCGGGGACTTCCGCGAGATTTCAACTGTTGTGACTGCGTGGTCGTACAGCGACTTGAATCGGCTATACTATTTTGAGGCCGGTGAGTGGGGCGGCATAAGGTTCTGCCGGTCGAATATGGTGCCGTGGTTACAGGGTAATGGTGCGTCTCCAACTGGTACAGCCCCTCTTACGACAGGTGGAACTCTTGCAGCTGGGGCTTATGTTGTAACAATTGTAGGTCAAGATATTCAGAATCAATACGAGCAGCAGATTTATTCGGTGTCTGGGGCTGTAACAACAATTACGACTAGTACAACTAGTTTTTCACTCGCGCTTCCTTCTAAGCCTGGGTATACTTTTACGGTTTATATTTCACAGGTCGGCGGCTCGACTACGAATAATATCGCATTGCTTGGCACTTCCAGCTCGTCACTCGGCCCACAATCCGGTCCGTTGGTGGGGGCTGCGACACAGCTTGCAGGTGGACAAACTGTGTCGATCGGCGGCATTGGACCTTCGCAGTTCCCGCCGGCCGCGCCAACGAGCGGCGTCATTGTCTATCCGACTTTCATCTTCGGCCGCGGTGCCTATGCACAGGTCGTCCTCGACAACGCAAAGTTTACCTACTTGAAAGAGGCCGATAAGTCCGATCCGCTCAACCAGTTGCGCGTGGTTGGCTGGAAAAACTTCTATGGAACTTTGATCAGCAACGCGCAATTCATGATGCGCATCGAGTCGACTTCGGCCTTCAATACGACGTTCGGATAGTCCTCTTCCGCTGCACAATCGGTGAGGACATAGGGGATCGCCAGGAACGTTCCCCTACTTATAGAGGAGAGAACTGACATGCCCTATCGCGCGACGTACTCTTTAAACATCGATTGGGTTGGAGCTGGAGAAGGTCCGATGGGGGGTGGGCTGGTCGGTGCCGGCGTTACTACGACGCAGGGTCCGAGTTCAGGCGGTTCGCTTCCGCAGGGCGGGCGCGGCGGAGCGCAGACGCTGGACCTTGTAAACAGTTCGGGCGGTCAGAATATCGTCGGCTCTGGAACCGCTGGAGCTATGCAGGCTTCTGATGTCTCTGGGCTGGTGACGTTGATCTCGAACGATCTCACTACCATCATAACGGCAGCCGTTCCGAAGCTGGCGGGGTTCGCGACGGGAGGCGGGTGATGGCGATCGGTACAGCTGGAACAACTGGAACAACGACGCTGGCGATATCGTCTCCGTTTATTGGCGGCATGGCAGGAACGGGGACTGATGTTGGTAATATCTCTAGCGCGATTTGGGATGACCGTCAGAACGTCTATCCAAATCTTCCGTTAGGGACAATTAACACGATCGCAACCCCTGCAAAGCTAATGCCGAGTGGGCAATTTACTTCGTCGGGTCTTCTGTACATCCCCAACCGCGGTGTGTTGCAGTGTTTGCCCGGCGATTATGTGATGGTCGATACCGTGGTGGGATGGCCGATCCTCGTATCGCGGGCGTCGATCGCTGGAGGAAGTTGGGTGCACAGCACATGACCGACAAGAAAGAAAAGGACTTCGGTCCGAAGATCACAATGCCGCCTGCGGACTTCTCGCTGCTCACTGAGGAGGAGCGTAAGGCTCTGCGCGAGGCAGCGCGCGAATCGATCCTGGAGGAGATGAAGCAGGAGGCGCGTGACAAGTTCTACGCAAAAGAACGCGAGAACCTTCGCCGCGCCCAGGTGCCGGCCGACAAGATCGTGGATATCGAGATCAACTCGGCTCCGTACGTCCCGCATTTCCTGATTGATGGGAAGCCGTACTACAACGGCTACACCTACAAGGTTCCATCCAGGCTTGCTGCTGTTCTCTACGAGCAGATGCAGCGGTCATGGCGGCATCAAGACGAGATCGACGGCCGCACGCGGGCGCAGAACCTCTCTCGTAACATTCGACTTGGTCCGCGCGACGTTACCCCGACAGCCGGATTTGCGGACGGCGTCACTGTTAATGCGGACATGCCTATATGAACGAGCAGCTTGATATCGAGAGCCTGACCAAGCAGGAGATTGCTGTGGCGGTCAGCATCACGGCGCAGGTCAAGCCGGGACGGCAAATCGTCATGCAGACCTATGTCGGTCGCGACGATCCCCCGGCCTAGACGCATGCGTTGATCGATCGCCTGCAGCACATGGTTGATCGGCAGGAGGCCCGCGACGAACTCCCCGGTGCGTTGTTCCAGCTCGAATTCGAGAAGAAAAAGTATGAGGAAGCCAAGCTTCAGTATGTCAAGATCGATGAGCGCAACGCGATTGAGTGGGAGAAGCGGGGCAAGAAAGGCCCGCCGCAGCTTTCCAAGAGTGAGATAGAAGGGAAGCATAACACCGAGAATAATATGAAGGCGAACAAGTTGAACATTGAGAAGTGGGAAAAGAAAATCGCCGAGCTGGAGGCGACAATTGCAAAGGTCGACTGATGCTGCAAGCGCAGCAAATTTGTACGCTGGCGACTCAGATCGCTAAGTGCCCCGGTTATACACAGCAGGCCGGGCCGTTCCTCAAC